CGGCGATCGTCACCCAGCAGCTGGTCGCGAGCCTGTTCGAGCTCGAGGAGCTGCTGGTGATGGACGCGGTCTACGACACCTCGCTCGAGGGCGGCACCTCGTCGATGTCGTTCCTCGGCGGCGACGCCTTCCTGGTCTACTACAAGCCGCCGGCCGCCGCGATCGAGATGCCGAGCGCCTTCTACCAGTTCAACTGGACCGGCATGTTCGGCATGGCGGCCGAGACCGGCGCGCGCGTCAAGAAGTTCCGGGTCGACGCGGTGGCCTCGGACCGCATCGAGATCGAGAGCGCCTACGACGTCAAGCTCACCGGCGGCGACATGGCGTTCCTGCTCTACGACCTCAAGGCGTAGCGCACCGCCGGCGCCGCGCCGGCTACTGCGGGCAAGTGAACCAGCAACACGCCGGCCTCATAAGCCGGAGAACCGGGCGCGATTCCCGGGCCCGCTACGACGAGTACCACCATGGCCCCACCGATCAAGCGCCACACCTACGGACCGCGTCGGACGACCTTCGATCCGAAGCGCCCGCTGTACGCGCGCCGGGCGTTCGGCACGCACCAGGCCGGCGACCTGTTCGACCCGGCCGGCATCGCGCCGATGCGCCTCGCCGGGATGTTCTCGTCGCGGCTGCTGACGCACGACGCGCCGCCGGCGCGCGTGGCGCCCCCACAGCAGCCGATCGCCGCCGTCACCGACTCCAAGCCCGGCAAGCGCCCCCGCGCGGGAGCGTGACCGTGGCGTCCCGGGCCGCGGTGATCGCCGCGCTTCGGCAGAAGGTCGCCCAGCGGTGCTGGGAGATCCAGGCCAACGCGCACGCCGAGCTGACCGTGGCCACGCCCGTCGACACGAGCAACGCGCGCGCGAACTGGCAGGCGACGCTCGACGCGCCTGCGCCCGACGTCGTGACCGTCGCGAGCCCCGGCGGCCCGATGGAGCCGCCCGGCAAGGACTTCGACGCCGAGCGCCTGCGGTTCGTCGCCAACAACGTGGCGTACATCCGCCGCCTCGACGCCGGCCACAGCAAGCAGGCGCCGGCCGGATTCGTCCGCGCGGCGCTGGCCAAGGCGGTGCAGCCGTGACGCCGCTCGAGGCCACCAACGCGGTGCTGAACCACGCGATCGCCAACTGGAACGCGGCCGACGCGGTGCTCGCGTTCGACGGGGAACGCTTCACCGAGCCCGAGGGCGAGCCGTGGATCCGGCTGACCATCCGCGACCTGCCGACGGCCAGCGTCACGCTCGGCGCCCGCAGCAACCGCCTGGCCGAGCGCCGGGCCACGCTGATCGCGCAGGTGTTCGCGCCGCTCGAGGTCAGCGATGGTGCCGGTGCCGCGCTGGCGCTCGCGATCGCCTTCCGCGACCTCTTCGAGCCGGCCGACGTCGCCGCAGCGGCCGGCGTCGTCCACATCATCGGCGGCGCCACCGTGCGCCGCATCGGCGTCGACGGCGCCTGGTACCAGGTCAACGTCGACGTGCCGCTCACCTACCACGAGACGATCTAGGAGCCCGCCATGGCCAACAATCCCAGCCAGACCCACAACAGCGCCCAGGCGATCGCCAAGATGTCGAGCTACGGCACGCTCGGCGGCTCCCCCGAGTGGCGCTCGCTCCTCCCGACCGACATCACCGGCGTCAACGCGCAGACCGAGAACGCGTCCCATGACACGATCGACCCGAGCAACCAGTTCGAGGCCGAGTCGCAGGTCGGGCTCACCGCGGCGCCACAGCTGCGCGCCGGCTTCACCGCCGAGCTGGCCGACGTGCTCATCCCTGGCGCGCTGCGGACGCAGTGGACCGGGCCGACCGCGCTGAACGCCACCGCCACGCGGCCCACCTCCGCGACGTCCGCGCACTTCGTCGTGCCCACGATGGGCGCGGCGTTGCCCGTGAACACGCTGATCTACGTCAGCGGCTGCGCGACCGCCGCGAACAACGGCCTCAAGGTGGTCAGCGGTTCGCCGTCGACCACCACGATCCCGGTCAGCGGCGGCCTCACCGCCGAGACGTTCACGGCGGCGCAGAACGTCACCATCGAGGTGTGCGGGTTCCAGTTCGCCAGCGGCGACGCGACGATCGACGAGACGTCCGGCGTCTACACCTTCGGCTGCACCGCCAAGGACGCCACCGAGCTCGGGCTCGTGAAGGGCCAGCCGATCTTCATCGGCGACAGCTCGGCGGCGGCGTACGCCTTCGCGACCGCGGCCGACTACGGGCCGGCGATCGTCACCTCGACGCCGGTCGCGGCCGGCTTCACCTTCGCCTCGACGTTCTCGACCTTCGTCGACGACGCCGGCACGTCCAAGACGATCCGCCTGTTCTTCGGGCAGACCTGCCGCACCGTCGCGCGCACGTCGGGCGACTACGCGGAGAGCTACTACCAGATCGAGACGAGCGTCGAGAACCTCGCCAACGCCAACGCCACGCAGTACCTGTACGCCGAGAACGCGGCCATCAACACGCTGACGATGGCCTTCCCGGCGGCGGCGCTGGCGACGATCGCGGCCGACCTGATCGCGACCGACGTCACCTCGACGGGCACGCAGCGGACCAACGCCAGCACGCCGACCGCGGCGAAGCGGACGCTGCCCTACAACACGACCAGCGACATCAGCGGCCGGATCTTCCTGTCGAGCGGCGGCACCGCGCTCACCGGCTACATCACCAGCGTCAACCTGATCGTCGAGAACAACGCGCAGTCGAACCCGGCGCATGGCACGCTCGGGTCGGCGATCACGACCTTCGGCAAGACCCGGGTGCGCGCCGAGATCAACGCGTTCCTGACCGAGAGCGGCGGCATCGACGCGGCCCGCAACAACTCGGCCGTGACCGCCAACTGGTGGATCCGCAACGGCGAGTGCGCCTACTGCTTCTACATCCCCGAGGCGCGGCTGCGGAACGGCAACGCCAACTTCCCGAAGGGGCAGGTGGTGACCATCGACCTCCCGCTGATGGCCAACAAGGACGCGACCTACGCAGCCTCGCTGATCGTCGGCAAGATCCCCGGCTGCCCGGCGCTGCCCGCGCGGTCGTGATGTTGGGCCGGGCCATCCCGGCGGCGCAGGGTCGGCTCGATGATCGACCTCGACGAGCTGATCGCCCCGGCGCGCGTGGCGCGCGTGTCCTTCGAGGTGCCGCGGATGGCGCGCCCCGCGGTGATCGGCTTCCTGCCGATGCACATCGACAACCCCGCCTTCCTCGACGCGGTGCTGCGCGAGGAGCTGACCGCGGAGTCCGAGGCGAAGGGGATCGATGCGCTGCGCCAGGACGCGGAGCGCCTCATCCGGTGGTGCTCGCTCACGCTGACGATCGACGGCGAGGATCGCACGGCCGACGCGCCGGCGTTCGTGCGCAAGCTCGTCGAGCTGGCGCCGACCAGCTACACCGCGCTCTCCCGCGCGGTCATGGCGGCAAGCCGGGCGCTCAACGTCGACACGCAGGCGCTCGAGGGAAACTCGTCGCCCGCCTGATCCACCTGCTGTGGATGAGGCGGGTGAACGGCGAGGCAGTCAAGCGCCAGGTGCCACGCGAGCAGTGGCCGCCCGAGGCCCACGAGCCGCCGATCACGCACCCGTGGTGGACCGGGCTGTGCCTGGAAGCCTTCCGCGACCTGTCGACCGAGCGCGACTGCTCGTGGTCGCTAGGACCGATCCCGTGGACCGCGATCCACGCGTGGGGGCAGGCGCAGGGGCTTCGCGGCGACACGCTGCGGACGTTCGAGCGCCTGATCCGCGCGATGGATGACGCCTACATGCCCATCGAGGGCGAGCGGCTGAAGCGCGAGGCCGAAGCCGCGAAGGGAGCCCGCCATGGCTGACGAGAACTTCGGCATCATCGTCGAGATCGACCCGCGGCCGGCGCTGGCCGGAACCACGCAGGTCGACCGTGCCCTCGAGAAGAACGAGCAGAGCGCGCGCGACTTCGAGCGCGAGGCCAAGGCCGCGATGGCCGAGGTCGGCAGGGCCGCGCGCGAGGCCGCCAGGGAGCAGGAGCGATCGGCGCGCGCAGCGGCGAAGATCGCCGCGGACGCGACCAAGCAGGCCGCCCGGGAAGCCGCCGCGGTCGCCAAGAAGGAGGCGAAGGACGCCGCCGCGGTCGCGCGCGAGGAGGCGCTCAAGCGCGAGAAGGTCGAGCAGTTCGTCGCCAAGCGGACCGCCGACTACGCGGCGATGGTGACGCGCGAGCGCAAGCAGGCCCAGGCCGGCCTCGCCGCGGCGTACAAGTCGATCGTCGGCCCAGCTGCCGAGTACCGCGAGAAGCTGGGGCAGATCATCCAGCTCGAGCGACAGGGCGCGATCACGGCGGCGCAGCGCGCCAACGCGATCCGCGGCATGCAGCGCGAGATCCAGCAGTTCAACGCCAAGCAGCAGGGCGGCGTGCGTGGCGCGGTCAGCGAGATCGCGTCGTCGCAGTTCGGCGCCGTCGCCGGACCCGCAGCGGCAGCGGCTGTCGCGCTCAAGGCTGGCCAGGAGCTGGTCCGCCTCGGCGACGAGTACACGTCGCTGACAAACAAGATCAAGGCGTCGACCGAGAGCGAGGCCGAGGCGATCCGCATCCGCGAGCGCCTGTTCAAGACCGCCAACGACGCGCGTGTGCCCGTCGAGGCGCTGACCAACCTCTACGCGCAGGCGCGGATCGCGACCAAGGATCTCGGTACGTCGCAGGGCGAGTTGATCCGCGTCTCCGAGCTGCTGTCGAAGGCGACGCGCGGCGTGGGCGAGACGAACCGCAGCGCCGGCCTCCAGCAGTTCGGGCAGGCACTGACGAAGGGCAAGCTCCAGGCCGAGGAGCTGATGTCGATCATGGAGAACATCCCCAAGGTGGGTGTGCTCCTGGCGCAGGGCATGGGCATGACCGTCGGCGAGCTGCGCAAGGCGGCCGAGGCCGGCAAGGTCGGCACGCAGGAGATGCTCGACGCGATCCAGAAGATGGGCCCGGTGATCGAGCAGGAGTTCGCCAAGAGCGCGGGCACCTCGGCCGAGAGCTGGGCGGTGTTCAAGAACCAGGTGCTCCAGACCGTCGGCTCGTTCACCGAGCAGATCCACCTCAACGAACTGTTGACCGGCGTGCTCGGGCAGGTCGGCGAGGCGCTCAAGGGGATCGGCGTGCTCGTCGCGGGCACCGTCGACAACTGGAAGGCGATCAACGACGCAACCGGCGGGTGGCTCGGCAAGCTCGTGAAGGCGCCCGGGCTGCTCGGGCGTGTGGCCGAGCTACAGGGGATGATCGCGGGGCAGTACCTGTTCGGCGCTCCGACCACGCCGCCTGGCGCGCGACGCCGAGAAGCGGACCGGCGAGCTCGAGAAGCAGCTCACGATCCTCAGTAACTCGACGTTCATCGCCGGATACAGCAAGGACGCGCAGGGCCGCGCGACCGGCTACGGCGTCCTTGGGAACTACCTGCGCGACTCGATCGACGCGTCAAACAACCCGACGCGTCGACGTGTCGACAAGCAGGAGGAGCGCGACGCCGCGAAGGCCGCCCGCGACCACGCCGCCGCCGTGCGCGAAGCCGCCGCCGCGTGGAAGGACTGGCTGGGCGAGGTCCGCGAGAATGGTGCCGGCGTGCTCGAGCGCACCGCGATGCGCATCGAGGACGTCACCAGCTCGGTGCGCGACCTGGCCGCCGAGTCGATCGCGACAGCCGAGGCCACGCGGGTCGCCAACGAGAACATGATCGCGTTCGCGACGACCCTCGGCGAGGACGTGCTGGCGCAGCTGTCCGCCGCCGGCGACATGGTGTCGGAGTTCGCCGACAAGGGCGAGGCGAAGCTGTCGATGTTCGCCGAGACGATGGCCGACCAGCTTGGCGGCGCGCTGCGCGGCTCGCTCGACCTGCTCGTCGAGTGGGCCAGCGGCGCCGACGTGTCGCTCTCGGCCTTCGCGTCCTCGGTCGCCGCATCGATGGCCCGCGCGATGGCGGCGATGCTGGCCTTCGAGGCGATCAAGGCCACGATCGGCGTCAGTTCGGGCAGCTTCGGCGCGGCGCTGGCATCGTCGCTGGGCTTCGGCGGCTTCGCGGCCGGCGGGTCGTTCACCGTGCCCAACAGCGGCGGCGGCACCGACAGCGTACCGGTGGCGTTCCGTGCCACGCCGGGGGAGCGCGTCACGATCTCGCCGCCCGGCAGCGGCGGCGGTGCGGAGCGGGCCGCGCAGGCCCAGCCGGTGAACGTCAACGCCTACCTCGTCCACGACGCCCACGAGGCATCGATCGCCGCGCTCAACACCCCCGCTGGCCAGCGTTCGATCATCGCGGCGATCGCCGCAAACCCCGGCGCGGTCCGGGCGGCGGTGGGCCGGTGACGGCGCCGGTCCTCCTGCCGGTCGAGTCCTGGCGCATCCTCTGGCGCTGGCGGACCGACGTGATCCCGCTGGCCGACGGCACGGAGCAGCGGGCGTGCACCGCGGCCCTGCCGCGCGTGTACTTCGCTGGCGCCGTCGACCTCACCGACGCCCAGCAGCGCGCGCTCCACGCCACGCTGATCGCCCAGCCCACCGCGACGGTGCCGGTGGCCCAGCCGCACGAGGGTACGCCGACCACGGCGGCGGTGACGGGCGCGGCGGCGGTCGTGGACGCGACCTACTGCGACTGGATCGCCAACGGCCGGCGGGTGCTCGTGGTCGGCGCCGGCGGGGCGTCGTTCGACACGACGATCAGCAGCTTCAGCGGCGGGTCGCTCACCCTCGCGGCCGGGCCGAGCTCGGGCACGTACCCGGCCGGCGCGACGATGGTCTACCCGTGCGTCGACACGTTCCTGGACGACGGACAGCAGGTGACGCGGTGGCCGGTCACCCTGACCAGGTGGCAGCTGGCCGGCCGCCAGCAGGTGGCCAGCTCGATCGGCGGCGCCGGCGGCGCGGCGGTGACGACCTATGCCAGCCTGCCGGTGCTGGTCGACCGGCCCCTGATGGCGGGCGCCGACGGCGAGAGCTACCAGGGCGGCCTCGAGTGGGCCGACGCCGGCGGCGCGGTCGCGGTGAGCTCGACGTGGCTGCGCGGCGCCCGGTCCCGGGCCGGCACCTGGCTGATCCGCGGCGCCGCCGAGCGGCAGGCGTGGAAGGTGCTGCTCGCGGCCCTGCGCGGCCGCTGGAAGCCGCTGCTGGCGCCGACGTGGCGGCCGGACGCGACGCTGCAGGCCCAGCCGGCGGGCGGGGCGACCACGCTGCGGCTGGCCGAGTCGCTGGCCGACCTGGTGCCGATCGCGACCGCGGCGCACGTGCAGCTCGAGTTCGCCGACGGCACGGTGGCCTACCGGACGGTCAGCGGCATCACCGACGCCGGGGCGTACCGATCGGCGGCGCTGACCGCGGCCCTGCCCGGGTCGATCCCGGGCGGCTCCGTGCGCACGGTGTCGATGCTGGAGGCGGTGCGGCTCGGCACCGACGACGTGCAGGTCGAGTACCGCGGGGACTGGATCGGGCGGGTGACGCTGCCGCTGGTGCGGGTGGCGGGCTAGGTCACACCGGCGGGGTGAGACTTGACGACGGGCGGTTGGACCACCACCCTGTGAGCCATGCTCGCCCGCCTGGCCCCGATCGTGATCCTTCTGGCCGCCTGCTCGGACGATCCGGGCTGGTCACGCGACGAACTGCCGGCGAAGGCGCGAGTGGCGCTGGAGTTCACAGGGAGCAGCGCGCCGGCGTGTGAGCCGTCGCTCGAGGCGATGTTGTCCATCGTGACGGTCAGTGCCATGGACACGCCAGCCCCGACGGCAGTGGTCATCGCTGGCGACGATGCGTGCGCCTGGGACGGTGACGCGATCGACTGCGAGCTGACGCACGGGCCGGCCGGGACGATGCGCATCGACTTCCGCGCATCGACGGCGCGGATCACGGGCCTCGGGGACGGCGCTTGCTCCTACGACTACGCGATCACCGCGATCGCCGCCATCCCCTGATCTTGGGGCGTCGCCGGCGGCGCGCGTAGCGTCGCGCGGTGACCTATCTCGACGACGACCTCTCCACCAGCGACGGGTCGCGTACCGAGCTGTTCGAGTTCATCGGGCCGGGGACGACGTGGCGGCGGACGAGCGGGCAGGCCGATGTGGTCTACGGCGGCAACACGTACACCGCCCGGGCCGGGCTCCGCGCGGGCGTGATCGCGATCGGCACCACGGCCGAGTCGGCGGCGCTTGAGCTGTCGCTGCCGGTCAGCGACGCAGTGGTGTCGGCGTACGGGTTCGGGTCGCCCCAGCGGTCACTGCGCCTCAAGGTGATCTGGCTGCAGGAGCGCAGCGGCGCGGCCGAGACGGTGTGGGACGGCGAGGTGATCGCGATCTCGCCCGTCGGCGCGATGGCTTCGGTGCGGTCCGTGTCGCAGGTCGGCGCGCGGCTGTCGACGCCGATCCCGGCGATCTCGATCCAGCGCCAGTGCCAGCACTTCTTGTACGACGACCGCTGCCGTGTCGATCGGACGGCGTTCGACGTCGCCACCACCGTCTCGTCGATCAGCGGCTACACCGTCACCGTCGCCAGCGTCGGCGGCAACCCCGACGACTGGTTCAAGGCCGGAGAGATCGTACGCGCCAGCGACGGCGAGCGACGCACGATCGTCGGCAACGTCGGCACCGCCTTGTCGCTGATCGCACCGTTCGCCACGCTCGCCGCGACCGACAGCGTGACGCTCTACGCCGGCTGCGCGCACACCGTCGAGGTGTGCCGCGACAAGTTCTCCAACGTCCTGAACTACGGCGGCCACGCACAGATCCCGTCGAGCAACCCGTTCGACGTGCCACTCACCCGTCTCACGCTCCGGGGGCTCTGATGGCGTTCCCTGTCCTGATCGCGCTCGGCCTGCTCGCGCTGTCGATGGCCGCGACCTACTACCTGCGACCCGACACCTCCACCGAGAAGCTGCGCGCCGCGAGCCTGTCGGACTTCGGTGCGCCGCGCGCGGTCGATGGCGACGCGCTGCCGCTGGTGTACGGAACCATGCGGCTGCGGTCCCCCGCGCTGGTGTGGTTCGGCGACCTCGTGGCGACGTCGATCACCGTCGACGGCGGCGTTCTCGCCGAGGACCAGATCGTCGGCTACCGCTACGACGTGTCGATGCGCCTGATCCTGTGCCGCGGAAACACGCCGGTCAGCGAGACGGGGCAGTTCGCCGGCGCGCGGTTCAACGCGCTGTACATCGGCGACAAGAAGGTGCGGTTCCTGTCGACGACGGAGGCGACGTACGGATTCACCGCCCAGATCCATGATGACGACGCCCCCGGCGGCGACTTCCAGGGGTTCCTGTACTTCTACCGCGGACGCTGGGATCAGCAGCTCATGGGCGGGTTCGGCGGCTACGCGGTCGACCGCGGCACGACGCCCGAGGAAGCCGCCGACACCACGCCTCCGTACCGCGGCCAGGTGATGTTGTCGTTGCGGCAGTGGTACTGCGCCCAGCCGTCGCTGCCGCTGATCTCGGTGGTGCTGACCAACCCGATCGCGATCCCCGGCTACGAGACGGAGACGGCGCCGATCGGCGCGGACCAGGCGAACCCGGCCGCGGTCATCTACGACCTGCTCACGAACGCGTGGGGCGGCGTCGGCTCGTCGACGAGCGACATCGACCTGACGAGTTTCGCCGCGGTGGCCACGACGCTGCGCGACGAGCAGCACGGGATCTCGATCGCGCTCGCGCGCACGACCGACGCGCGCCAGGTGATCGAGGACATCCTGCGCCAGATCGACGGCGTGCTCTACCAGGAGCCCACCACGCGCAAGTACGTCCTCCGGCTCATCCGCGAGGACTACACGCTCGGCCTGCTGCCGATCCTCGACGAGAGCAACATCGTCGGCCAGCCAAAGCTCACGTCGTCGATGTGGTCCGAGACGGTCAACGAGGTCCGGGTCATCTGGACCAACCCGGACCGCGACTACGCCGACGCCACCGCCGCGGCGCAGGACCTCGCCAACGTCAACGCGCAGGGCGGCCGGCGCCGGTCGAGCGAGTTCCGCTACCCGGGCGTCCAGTCGTTCACGCTGGCCGCGTACCTCGCGACGCGGGAGCTGAACTTCCTCAGCCGGCCGATCATGAAGCTCGAGCTGGCCACAAACCGCACCGGCGCCACGCTGCGGCCGGGCGACGCGTTCCGGTTCCAGTGGTCGGCGTGGGGGATCGACGCGGTGTTCCGGGTGACCGAGCCCAAGGTCGGCTCGCTGGTCGAGGGCGCGGTGACGTTCATTGCAGTCCAGGACCGGTTCTCGGTCGCCGGCACGCTGCACACGCCGCCCGAGGCGATCAACGACGACAACGGCGGCACGGCATACCCGAAGCCGGTGCTGCTCCGCACCATCACCGAGTGCCCGCGGTGGATCGCCCTCAAGGCGTTCGAGGCCGGCACGCTGGCCAACGTCGACGCCCAGCGCGGCTACTACCTCGCGCGCGCCGAGGGCGCCGACGACCGCTACCGCGTCGACACGGACGGCGCCGGCGACCTGGCCGCGCACGCCTTCCCCGGCCGCTTCGAGCTCGACGACGTGTACCTGCGCACCGCCGGCCCCTACGACACCACCGGGATCCAGATCCGCGCGGTGAGCGGCTGGACGCCGGCCAACGCCACGGCCACGCAGATCGCCACCGAGGGGCGCAACCTGATCCAGATCGACGGGGAGATCCTGGTGTTCGAGACGGCTACCTTCGTCTCGGGCACCACCTGGACCCTGGACAACGTGTGGCGCGGCGTCCTCGACACCGTGCCCGCCGACCACGCCGAGGGCGCGACCGGCTACGTGCTGCCCGGCAGCTACGCCGGCGGCGCGATCGGCTCCAAGGTGCTCGTCCACGGCACCAGCTACGAGGCCACGACGCTGGCCGCAGCGGGCTCGACCTGGACGCCGGCGGCCGAGTCGCCCGCGGATACGCTGACCGCGCGGTCGCGAGTGCGCCTGCCCTACCCGGTGGACAACCTGACGGTGAACGGGTCGCAGTCGCCCGCCGAGCTGAGCGACGACGGCGTGACGTTGACGTTCGCCAAGCGCGACCGCACCAAGGGCACGATCACGCGCCCCGACGCCGCGACGGAGACGATCACGGACGGCACCGCCTACCACGCGGTCGCCTACAAGGGCGACGGGCCGCTGGACGGCGGCACGCAGGTGGTCCTGCAGGCCGGCATCACCTCGGGCACGACGCGCTACCCGCTCGGCGCGGCCGGCCACGGCGCGCTCGAGGTCGGCGTCGAGTCGGCGCTGGCGGTGACGCTGCCGGACGGCACCACGCCGACCCTCAACGCGTGGCAGGTGCCGACGCTCGAGGTGGTCGCGCCGCGGCACCGGAACCTCGTCATCAACGGCAAGTTCGACGACGCGTCGAACAACTGGACGATCACCGCCGGCACCGCCAGCACCGGCAGCGGCGCGGGCTCGCTCGGCGGCGGCGGGACGATGATCACCGCGGCGGCCTCGACGACGACGCTGACGTTCTACCAGGACATCCCGATCCAGGGCTACGACCCGGCCGACCTGCGCGCGCTGCTGACGTTCGCCGCTGGCCCGACCGGCGCCGACGCCAACGACACGTTCGAGGTGACGATGACCTCGCGCGACGCGTCGAACAACGTGCTCGACACCGCGACGATCACGGCGACGCACCCGGCCGCCTGGGACCGCTACGAGGTCGAGATCGCCAACCTGGACGCAGACACCGCATCGATCCGCGTGTCGTTCACGCTGGCGATCGCCACCAGCGGTGACGGCGGTGACACGCACGTGGACATCGGCATCACCGAGTGCCGGCTGCGCGTCGGCGACTTCACCGGCCAGCTCTTGAGCAACCCCGAGTTCGACGCGCTGACCGCGTGGTCGCAGACGGTCGGGTCCTGGTCGATCAAGAACGCGACGCTCTACGGGTCGGCGCAGTACACGCGCCCCGACGACGGCGCGTCGGCGCAACTCCGCCAGGCGATCACGCCGGCGGCTGGCTGGGAGCGCAACGCGACCGCCGAGCTGGTGTGCGGGCGCATGGCCGACGACACCGGCGACACCGGCACGGTGACGTTGCAGGCGCTCAACAGCGGCGGCACCGTGATCGCCTCGTCGACCACCGGCGCCGAGGCCAGCACCGCGCTGGGCGGGACCAACGTGTGGGCGCCGCGGCGGCTCACGCTCGACCTGCCCGACGCCACGGTCACGGTGCGGGTGCAGCTCGACGCGGCCCGGGTGACGGGGACGCCGTTGAACGCGTGCTTCGGGGACTTCGACTTGCGGCTCCACAAGGAGCTGGATCCGGTCTACGACGACGACCACGTGTTCAACAGCCCGCCGACGCAGCGGCTTCCGGCCAGCCACGCCGAGTGGGTGTCGGCCTGGCCGAGTATCGCCCCGCCGAACGTGGCGCTCTACGCCGGGCGCGCGAACGGCGAGCTAGGCAACGAGCCGCTGCTCGAGGTGGCCGGCACGGCGTACACCGACGGCGAGTTCTTGTGCGACGAGGGCCGCGCCGATGGCCGGCTGCGGACGCGGGCCTACGACCTCGCGGGCGGCACCGTGCAGACCGGCGCCGTCGGTGAC